AAACCCCTTATATTAAAATGTGACGGCCAACAACTTTGTCAACAGCATCGCGTTTGGCATAGATTAAAGTGTAGTCCAAAAAGAACTCGGTAACTTCGTTGTTTGTTTCTTCACTGATATCAACAGTGTACCAGTAACCTTTACTAGCAACTTCAAAATGTGCATCATCGCGACCAGAAATTTGGTTGATGAATTGAATTTGTGTAGTTGTTAATTTCTTACCTTGAGAGATAGAGCCGTTATTAATGGCCTTATCAATGGTAGCTGAAACATAAGAAGTGCCGGTTGCTTTTCCAACATCATCAGCGGAAACAATAGGCATTGCTAAAAACATGTTTAAGAATTCAGCTTTTAAATCAGCTTTTAACCATTGCTCATTAGCATAAACGCCCATTTTTAACGGAGCAGTTGAACCACCCATTAATGTGCCGCGTTGATAAAAACTAATTTGTGAACCAGCTTCTTGAGTTTGCCCGTAATAATTACAACGGATAGTATCAAGGGTATTTGATTCCGTGGTAGTGGTTACAGTCGGAGTTAATCGACTATCTTGGGTGTACATGTAATTAGCAGCAGCCGCCGATTTGTTAAAATCTTGACTAGCAAGTAACGAACAAGGCACCATTTCATGATATTCATCAACGTTAGCCGGATCATAAAGCGTCACACCTGTTCCAGCATAACCTTGTAATGTATCAAAGTATGATTGAGCATCAGCAAGTAATACCGGTACATGGTATTGAAATTCATTGTTATGGGTAGCGTTCCACACTGCAGACTCTTCAACTTGAGTTATGTCAAGTGTTGAAATAAACAGGTAAGAACCAAAATCATTGGTTAATTCTGTTGAACTGGCCAAAACATCTGTTATTGATTGTTCTGTAATACCATTACTAAATGCAGCGGTTGATTCCCATCCGATAGGAGCAAGAACGGCAGCTAAACCAGTTATAGAAATAGCACCATCAGCCACGTCGTTAGTATCAAGGATAAACTGAGTTTTAAGCGCATTATAAACAACGGTTGTTGTTGCGAATGTACCACCAAGAGCTTGTATTTCGGTTTGCAATTCAGTAGCGACAGCGGCGTAATCACCTGCAAGGCTAAAGTCAACCGTGATATTACCATCAACTGCAGCAAGTGTTACCGTAATTGCTCCAGCAGTAATAGCGTTTAATTCTGACAGTGTACCGGCTTTTGTGCCAAATACTTGTGCAGAAGTGTCAGCATCAGCCCATCGAGCAAAATTTATATTGCCAGGTGATGTAATTGCTTTTGATACAAAACCAAAATGCTGTGCTGCTCGCTTGTATTCTTCAGAGTCTGAGTCAAAATAATCTAAAACAGATTCTAAGTCGCTAAACTTTAAAACTGAACCAGTTGGCACGAGTTCGTTAGTTGTGAAAATTCTTAACAGCAATTCGCGAGCGCTAACAGCAGCAGCCCCACCAACGCCGGACGTTATTTGTACATATTTATTTGAATTAATAGCCATAGTTATTAAACACCATGTAGGTTAGGGTTAGCCCCGTTAATGCTGGGGATCTCTTTTTCGTACTCATGCTGGTAAGTTACAGTTAAATCAAAAGATGGTGAAGATTCATTTCTATCTTTATCATTTATAAAATAACTTGGTCGAACATCTGTTACTCTCTCAATATTAACACCATTGTTCCGTAAATTCCTCACTGCGTCATAACTTTGTAACAAGTCGGCGGCAGTGGTTAAAATATCCGAGGCGGTCAGGCTGTTAATATCGCTTGGATCTTGCTGTGCTAGTGCGTCAAATTGAAATGAAGCACGTTTTAAATATTGCTGTGTTCTTTGGGTTCCGTTGTAAATAAAACCACTACCAACTTGGGGATTAGTGACTTTATGTATAAATATACGTCGACCTTCTGAAACTGATTGTTGTGTTGGCTGATATGA